CTTCGCACCTTCATCACCGGGGAATGCAGTAGAGCTTGTATGTCCGAGAGCAAGGTCGGAGCCAATTGAAGTCAGTTGCTTACCGCTCCAACGATAACTTTTTCCATCTTCTTCACATAGAAAGACTTTGCCGGAAGAGGGTATTCGCCCGTTTGTACTTGCCGTACCGAAAACATCTGCATCCAACCAGTTGTTATAATAAGTAGCAGTCTCGGATTCTCCGATTGTCGGAACGTATGCAAGCACAAAGCAACCATGTTCCTTATCATATACAACTTTACAACCCTCATCGTTGGAATTTTTGTCTATGGATTCATTTTTTACAGTAATGCCTACGGAAATGCCATAAAAATCTACCACGTCATCAATGTATCCGGGCAAATGTCGGCTCGGTACTTTCCCTTGTTCGTCAAGAGGGGCGATTCCTCCGTTTTCACCTTTTGATTCTTTGAAAGAGTTCAGTTGGCTTCCAACTTCATTCGCCTTGTTGTTTGCCTTGTTTGCGGTATCCTTGGTCGTGTTTACTTGGTCTTGCAACGAGTTGACACTATCACCAAGCGTGGTGAGGTTGGTGTCTTGCGCTTTGTTGCGGGCTTCTATATCCGTAATGTCGTCCTGCAGTTTGGTAATATCCTCTTGCAGTTTTTCTACGGCTTCGTTATACTGACCGCTGTCTATGGTCGGGTTGCCTCCACTCTGTCCGGTCGGAACCCATTCTCCGCCATCGCCCACATATATGGGAGCTGGTAAGGAAACACCCACAAGTGCCCACCATCCGTCATGTGGTAAAGGATAAGCCGCTTTCAGTTTTTCGATGGTCGTGAACAGTCCTTTGCTCACTCCCTTGATATTTTTTGCCTCAAGCCAGCCGTCCACCATTACGTTTCCTTTCAAGTGGGTCTTTCCCTGAACGGTCGCGTCACCACCTATCGCTGTATTGCGACCAACGGAGACATCACCGTCTATATGTTTTGATTCGTAACTCATATTAATACAGATTTAGCCAATTCGTTCAATGCGGCACTTTTTTCCGTATCGCCGAATGTCGTTAATACTAATGCAGCTATGGTATATATCACAGCATCATAACATTTCTCACAGATTTCTACCGCGCCATATTTGTCTATTTTCGGGTAAGGCAGATATACAGCACGGCTCACTTTCGCTTCTGTCGTTTTGCAAGAATAAAATTCCATCACTCTTCCTTCTGGCCGGATGGATATGGCGCATACAGGCCGTTGACATGTTCCCCTTATGCCTTTAAATCGGGAAGACTGTTTTTCATATTCAGGGTCATCGGTGTTTATGGGATTAAATACCGCACGCTCCCAATCGTTCATTTGGAAAACGACAAAACGCATGAAATCTTCCGGCAGTAATATCCATCCGCTTTCATGCTCTTTCCAATATATGGCATCACCGAAGTTGTGTCCGCCGTCAAGCAAATAGGACGGTGCAGAGCTGTGCACACGCTTTACTGCTTCCAAAATCTTTGATGCAATGATGTCGTCAAGTGCAAGAGTGTCCACATCGCCTATAATCTTCAACGTATCGCTGTTCATGTTTTGGTCCAGGGCGGTGCGTACATCCTCCTGTATTTTGTTCTTCTGATATACAGCCATAAGCCCTTATCTTTATTCCAGACCTTCAAACTCAATTCCGTTTGCTGCTGCCTGCTCCATGATTGCCTTGGTCGAGCGCATGGAAGTGCGGCTGATACCGAAAGTGTCTGCAAGGTAATCTTTTGCACTTGCAATGTCGCTTACTTTGACTTTGCGAGATGTCGTATTGTTATCCCCTGCGTCTTCTTGCGGCATTTCGTCCTGTCTGCCGGTTTCGTTGGCAGGCGTGTCTTCACCATTGTGCGTACTTTCGGAATGAAGTTTTTCAGATGAACCGTTTTTAGACGCTTTTCCGGCTGTTTCTACTGTCTCGGATTGCCCGTGCACAGAATGAAGTTTGAACAGTTTGCCAAACTTGTAATGGTTCTCTACAGACTTCTGTATGTCCTCGTTGTCGGTAGTGAATACACTGCTTCCGTTTGACAATGGAACGAATGCGATATGCAGGTTCTTCTTGCTCGGAAGTACCACATTAATACTGATATTGGTATTCGCCTTGTAGGTTTTCGTAATCATATTCTTAAAAGTAAAAAGGGGACGGGACACCTTATCCCATCCCCGGTAATTAATAATTCTTTATGAACTCTTTATTATGCCGCATTTAAATCTTGGGCGGGTGCTTTAGCCAGTCTCATACGTGCATGTGCCTTTGCATAGCGCAGATACAGGCAGCTCACCTCTTGGATAACTACCGCATCGGTACGGCGGATACCGGCCTTTTGCAAGTCGAGTACGTTACGTGCCCAAGACACATGTGTTTTTTTGGAAAGATATTCCGGATCCATTGCAAAGCCGCAATCACTCATTCCGTTTACATCGAACAGTTCATGATGTATGGTCAATACTTCTCCGAAATCAGTATCCCAAGATTTGAATTTCAAGTTCCATACCTCCACGGTATCTTTCAAGCGGAATTTTTCGCTCTTTATCTTGGAGAATGCAGAGAGCATATCACTTCCACAGAATAAAATCTTACGCTTGTTACCGATGCCGGTACCAACAAAAAGGTCTTTGGTAATATCCACAAGGTTTTCATCGGTAATTATGGCACATTTCTTGTCAGTATCCCATTCGCCCACCTCGATGTCCTTTCCGGCCATCCACCAGATACCACCTGTAAACCAAGTGTTCATGCCATCCTTTGCAATGTGCTTGATAACCTGCTTCACACCGAACAGATAAGTATTTTCCATTGCGAGGCGCATATCATATACACCGTCTTCTTCAATGTCTGAGAAATTCCAGTTCACTTCTTTGGCGGCAATCTTGTCAAAAGTTGATTGCTCTACCTGAATCATGAAGTTCTGACAATACTGGGTTTCAGGCATAGGGATATTATTGAATCGTCCTGTCTGAACATCCAATTCCCCACATGCTTTTCCCATGCGTACAAGCGTTGTTCCTTGTGGAATTTCCGGAACAAGAATCGGCTGTTTGCTTGAATCATCCATTTTGCCATTTACGGCATACACTGTAGGAAGATTTGTTGAGCTGTCCTTTCCGCACACACAAAGCACGAGGTCCGGAACGTTGCTGTCATCTTCCGTATATTTCGTTCCGTCCGGTTTGGTGATGGCACTGACACCGACTACCCTAATGGTATCATCCAACGTGAACATATTCAAATCATCTACCGGCAACGACACGCTCGCACCGCTGAGCATAGCTTCCAGCTTTTTGTTGGTACTGCATTTGATTTCACGTGTACCCACGCTGTAATACTTCACTTCAAATGAATTGGTGGAGCTTGATTTTGCATAACGGCTGATTTGGTCAATTGGAGTAGCCATCGGACGGATTTTCACGATGCGTTTGTCCACATCACTCAAATAGAAATTTGGGTCGCCGGTTTCACGCCCTCCTGTTTCAGTGGAAATACCGTCTGTTCCGCCCGTACCGTCCGCACCGGCTGTTGTTTTACCCGCATCAGGCAGGTTCGATGCTTCTGCCATCATGACACCGCTTGATGCACCCGTCACAAACGCCAATATCATCAGCGTAATGCGACAAAAGAAACTCATTGTTTTCTTCATTGCTCGAAATTTTAAAAGTTAAAAATGTAATTGGTTTATATTTATCTGTTTATCGCCTTGCGTTTTTCACCGCCACGCTCCCAAATGTTCTGTGTACCATCATAACGCCCGATTGCACCGAGGTCAGGCATCTGTCGTGAACCGCCACTGCCGCCACCGTTTTTACCGGCAAGGTCGGCTGTACCGTCATTTTTGCCTGCTTTGCGTAGTTTTTCTTCAATCTTGCTGTTGCGCCCCTTTACTTCACCCTCGTGTCCGGCAGCTTCCACATCGCTGTCGTGCCTGATTGCTTTTATGGCCATTTCTATACTTTCACGTGTAAACTTACCCATGATTCCGTCACGTACAATGCCTACAAGAAAATCCATTGCGCTGTCGATGTCCTCATCTGGCAGTCCTTCTTCCTGTTGCATGGTTTCAAGGGTGGTCAGGGTTTCGTCGAGGTTCTTCTGATACTCTCCCTCGTACTCTTTCTCTTGGGCGATTCGTTCCGCAAATTCCTTGTTGGCGGCTGCAAGTGCCTCCTGCTTTTCGGGGTCTTCAAGTGCAGCCTTGAAATCATCCCCGAATTTGCGCACCATACCGATGATAGGGTCTTCGCCTTTTCTCCAGTCAGTAAGGAAAGCGGCACTTTGCGGGTTGCTTGCAAACAGGTCGGACAGCGCTTTTTCACGTTCCTTGTAACCGGACAATTCCTTGTCGTAACCATCGTAATCGTCATTGATTTGACCGAATAACGCTTCATCATCGGCAAATTCTCTGTCCGGATACTTTGCTTTCAATCGCTCTGTGTATCGCTCGCGATTGCTCTTAACTTCCGTATTATTAGGCATAATTCAAAAATTTAATTTATAGTCAGATTCTACAAGACAAAAATAGGCAGGGAAAGCAGGATGTCATGTTTATCTTTTTACGCTTCTATTGGTAACTTTGGTACTATAACGGGAAGAAAAATGAAGCATAAAGGAGCAGTTATGGAATACTCTATGGAGCGTATGAACGACTTGATGAGAGCATACGATGAATACATTTCATCGTGTGATTATATCCGTATGCCTGAAGTGTATAAAGTAATTGTAAACATGCCGTCCCGGAGGTTTTGGGTCAGCGATATTCGTGCAGCATTGGTCGTTTCCGTCATGATGAGGGGTGAGAACGATTTAAGCGGTATGCGGCCGTTGAAGAAAGAAATGTATAAGGAAATTCATACAAGGGTTGTCGCTCTCAAATCAGAATACCCGGAACTTACCATTTCTGAGCTGTGTGCTAAAGTGATTGCTCAACCCGCACCGAAATTCTATCTCACACCGGGTAGTGCCAAGATGATGATATGCAAGGCTAAAAAACGATGGATGCAAGAAAAGTTGAGAAGATTACGGCTCTCCTAATTTCTGCCATGATTGTGTGTTTGTCATTTTCAGGAGAATGGGATTGGCAAACTGTCGGCATTTACGCTGGAAGTAATATGCCAGGACGCTTGCTGTATCCGTTTTTCCATACGAATATGTTTCATGCCTTGCTCAATTCATGGTGTTTATTATCGATTATTTTCATTTACGATATTGGGATAGGAAGATTGCTGTCAGCCTATATGATTGCCGTTACAGTTCCAGTTGATACCCTTGGATATTTCACGACAATGGATTCGCCAACGGTAGGATTGTCCGGATTGGTTTTCGCCCTGTTTGGTTCAATATCGTTTGAGGTATTACGTAAACGGTATTATCAGTTATGGATGCTGTTTTACCTTGTGGCAGGCTTCCTGTTTCCGGGCATAAATGCCGTATTGCATCTTTGGTGTTATGTATTGGGACTCATCATGGCTCTGCTAAACAAGCCTGTTAAAATCATGCACCATGAAAGATAAGGCCATCAAGGACATATTGACAGAGAATGAACGCCGCAATGCGACTGTATATGCAAAGTTCAATCCAATTACCGGAGAAGGTTCTGTCGGTAAACGTGTAAAGTGTACCATCAGTGACTTTCCTATACATACCCAGTGGTTACCGGAACGTATCATGAAAGTACCGCTTGTACGCCAACTCATCGAAGCCGGTTCTATTTCCAAATTCCTCACGGACTACATGGGCGTGGAAGACAATCAGGATGATCGCTTGAAGGTCATAGAGCAGTTTGTACGAATACGCAGCCGCGAGGATTTTCCGTTTTGGGCGGCAACATTTGTCTATATCAAGGCCAAAGGCGGTGGTGAGGATGTCCTGTTTCGTCTGACAAGACCTCAACGGCGTTTTGTGGATCGGCTTGAGAAATTGCGTATTGCAGGGAAACCGATACGCATCATCCTGCTTAAAGCACGGCAATGGGGTGGTTCCACCACTTCACAGCTTTATATGGCATGGTTGCAGTTGCTTCACAAAACCGGCTTAAACTCACTTATCATTGCACATCAGGGCGCAGGCTCCGATGAAATCAAGGATATGTTCGACCGGATGATTAAAAGTTATCCTGTCGAAATGCTCTATAAAATTGATGAAGCCTACAA